GCTAAATTAACTGTTTCTGCAGACGACATAAAACTAAAGCCAGATCTTCTGTTTTTAAGGTAACACATACCATAGCATCTTTTGTCTGCTTTACAAGCTTCCCAGAATATAAAAAACAAACGGTTTGCTTCTCTAAAATCTGGAGCACCTACGTCTATTTTACTCCACTGTAAATACATGTAGTGAGCACCTGTTATATAAGTTGGTTTTTTATTATTTATAAACCAAAAGCCTTCGTCTCTGCGTTTAAACTCTTCGTCTATGTAATCGTACCACTTTTCTTTTTGGTCTTCAGGATATGATCTCCAGTCAAATATATTTTTAAGTTTACTTAACTCTTTAGGATAATCTATTTTTTTCCACTTATTTTTTTGCAATCCATGTACTTGCATGGGCACAGGTGGTAAAGCAATGTGAATATTTTGCATTTCAAGTATTTCACCAATTTTACCAGTTTTTGATATAACGATAATATCATGTTCTTTATTATATCCATATTTCCATTTTTTACTACGGTTTAAACGTGTAATTGTTGTTTTTTTTATAGGTTCTACAACCTTAACTAAGCTTTGGTTATACATTACTTAGATCTTCCTTCTGCAAATCCTTTAAATACAGACTTTTCAACTTCTTCTGGCGCCTTACCATTTATTAAGTTTTCTTCTTCTTGGATTCTATTTAATATTTCAAACGCATCAAATATAGCTAACTTTTTTGTAGCAGCAGCGTTTTTTAATCTATCAGTTGAAACATCATCATCTGTATTAGTAATTATTTTTTCCTTAGCAACATTAATTAATTCTTCAACTGCCTTGTGCCCAGCTTGGATTATAAGCTTCTTCGTTTCCTTGATATTCATATTTAATTGTAATAAATTTATTTAAAACTCTATATAATCTTTGACCATCAACTACAAACTCATAAGTTGAAAATGGCGTAAAACCTACAAGCTCACCAACTTTATTAACGCCGTCTGTATATGTAACAATACCCATACACTCTTCTTCTTTATCTTGCCTTAACTTATCTCTTTGTTTTATTGGTTGAACAAAGCAATAACCATCTACAGCCTTCCATTTTTTATTTGTTTTATATAAAAATATTTGATCAGGTTTTACAAAATATGTGTTTTCGTCAAAATAACTTCTACTGTTTTTTTCATCACCTCTTATATCCAACCAACGTCTAAATATATTGTGGTGCACTATAACAGTATCTCCGGTTTTTATTTTAGTATTATAAGCCGTGGGCACAGATTTAACAATAGCTTCTCTATTTACAAATTGATGATTAAAATTTTCTGTGTTTATTATTAAGTTTTTATCACCAACTTTTTTAGTGTTGTTATATCTATTTCCCTTTGGCTCTATAATAAAGTCAAAAGGCGATTTCATTAATACTCTAGATTATACTCTACAGATATAGCCATGTTTTTATTAAAGTCTTTCCAAGGCAAAACGTCTTTATTCTTTTTTATATATATAGAATACTTATCTTTTTCTTCAACAATATCAGATATAGTATGCCCACCATAAACATCTTGGCCTACAGCGTAGTGCATAGCGTTTTCCTTGTAGTCTTTACCTATAGTAATTTTTCTAATTAGCTTGCTCATCTCTGTTTATTTCACCAGTATGTATATTGATATTATCAGTTCCATACTCTTTTTTCAACTCTTCTTGTATTTTCGCAAGCTCACCTTGTATAGTTACAACTTGATCTAGTAAAGCGTGTTTTCTAGTTTCCATGTGTCCTATTTCCATTTGAAACCTATTCAAGTTGTTTATAATGTTTTGCATTTTGTTTAAATGCTCATTACTAATTTTTGTAGGCTTTTTTGCCTTTTTTGTTTTGTTTTTCATTTTTATTTAATTTAATTATTATATATCTTCAAAAGAACAGTTTCCTTGAAGATCTAAATTAGCAGCTGCACCAGCCCCAGAAAGTTCTTGCGCGTCTTGACATGGCCAATAAAGTCCTAGATTTGCAGCTTGACTATGTGTTCTAACGTCAAATAAATTTCCAGAATTATACAACGCTGCTACCTCACTAGCGCTAAGCTCAGCATTAAAATAAGCTATATCTCTATAACCCATCTTAAAATGATCTTGATTAGAAAAAGACTTTCCTAACCAAAACTCATCTACGTTACCTTCGTCAAATCCTAAACTTCCAGAATCTGCATCAATCATGGCGCCTAGAGCTTGACCGTTCCAATAAATACTCCAATTACCCGAAGATCTAGTAAAAGCTAAATGCACGAAATCATCACTGTTTGTGTTTCCTTTGTTACCGTTGTGCCACCAACCGCTACTCACACCAGTGTTTGACAGTGTTGAACCTAAACCAGTTATAGAGTTGTTAGCGTCGTGTAAAAAAGTTTCGTCTCTCTCTTGGTTATTACTAGCGTCTTGAGCTTGTATCATTATTCTATTTCTATCACCACCACTACTTGTGTCTATAATGTAAACAATCCTAAGTCTATCTTTTTCAGTTGTAGTATTACCAAAAACTGGCAAAGCAACGTTATTGTTTATATTATTAGAAGCTAATCCAGGATCAGACACTACGTGTTGATTAGTACCAACGCTACCCATAACCCATATAGGTTTTACCCAAAAAGAAACCGTTATAGTATCTGCAATATCACCAGTGCCCGTACCAGATATTCTACCTAAAAAATTACTAAAATTTTGAACTCTAGTAAAATCCCCGTTGGCGCCTGGTAAGTTTAAAAATTTAGTTCCAGCCCAAACTAAGCCACTTTCTGTTACATTACTATGTACTAAGCTACTACCTAATCCTAACATTATTTACCAAAATAACATATTATACCACCATCAGAATCATCAGCGCTTATTGATACTGAAGTCCATCTACCATATATAGTTGTTCCTTTTGGAAACACTTGTGAACTATCAATAGCCATACCCCCAGCACCTTGCGAACCTATTTCTCCTGCTCTTTTAAACGTAAGAGTAACACCATCGCTTATAGATTGACTTGGTAATGATATTTCTTTAGTGTTATTACCGTTTGGATCTAAACCAGTTACATTTCCTAAAAAAACACCTGTTGAAGTTAAAAATATTTCATGACCTATTTCTATATTATCATTGTTACCTGTACCTGCGTTTTCCTGATCAAATATAACTGTCGTTGAGCTACTAGTTGCACCATCTACTGTTCTAGTGTAGTGACCATTATCGTGAGCCGCTGCTCCAATAGTTGGAAACACATCAGAGTTATCAGAGGCTAAAACATCAAGTGATGTGTCTGCTAAAAACTGAATAGCTACAATTCGTAAAGTTTCTGGAGGTGAAATTGTGTTTGCGGTTGCATCTGCAAACGCAGAGCCAAACTGGCCAAAGCCATAAGCTACTTCTGTTGAATTTTGTCCCATTATTTTTTTACTTTTTCTAGTGATCTACCACCGAAGTAAGCACCAATCACTGTTATTAATACTAATTGTAATAAGTCTACCCAAGTATCTTTTACTTCAAAAGCAATAACACCAGCATCAATAAATATCATTAATACTGTTGAAACTACTAAAAATATAAGTACTAAAGGTCTTATGTTTTTACTAAGCCATGAATCAGAGTTCATATCGACGTTCCATCTGTTAGTTACTTCTTTTTGCATTTGTGCTTCGTAACCCATGATCATGTCCTTAATTTGTTTTTCTGCTTCTAGTTTTTCTTCTTTAGATGTATGTAAATTATCTATAACACCACCTACACTTTTTACGAGGTCAGCAGCACCACCTCCAAATATTTTATCTAACATAATTTTTATTTTTAACCCATATCAGGATCTGAAGGATCTTCATAATCTTTAAACCCTTCGTCTTGATCTGGCTTGTTTTTTAAACCTGTAATTATATGTCTACCGTCTTTGTCAATATTATAAGCATAATCATTATCTACAACCATACCTTCTTCATTTAATTCTATAACGTTATTAGGATCAGTAAATGTTTTCATTGAACCATCTGAGTCTTCATAGCTATATGTTACTTTTCCAGATTCATCTTTATTCATTTTTAAATATTGTCCAGCTATACTACCTTTACTTGTTGGGCTTTGTTCGTCATAAGCGTCTCCTTCCGCTTGCATAGGTGATTGAACTGGTTGTTGAACTGGTTGAACAACCTG